CCCCAGCCCGCCCGCAACATGGCTGTTGGCTGGATACGCTGCCTGCGTGAGCGGTGCGCTGTCGGCAAAACTGCTGGTGGTGCTGGCGCGGATGTCCACCCGCTCGATGATGTTCGGGGTGGGCGGGTAGACCCAGGCCAACCGTATGCCCATCACTTCGCCGCTGGCAGTCAACTGATCCAGCACCGGCGGCGCACCCGTCAGCCCGTCCAGTTCGCTGCTGGCATGCGCCCACAGCGAGGCCACCTCCCGCGCATTGATGGCCCGCACGCGCACCTCATAGCTGCCTGCGTACAGATCGTGCAACTCCACCATGCGGCCACTGGTGCGCGGCAGTACCACCCACGGGCCGTTGTCACGCCGCCACTGCACGTCAAAGCGCAGCGCGTGCTCCGGCGCGTCCCAGGTGATTTCTGCCGTGTGGCGGGTCGTACCTTGGTGGTAGGTTGCGTGCTGGGCAATCTGAAGGTTCGCAGGCGCGGCCTGCACGCGCGGCGGCACCACCGATACCGGCAGCGGCTCGACCCGCACATTGCTGTCAATGGCTGCGTATTTGGCCGGATGGTGCAGCACGCCGGAAATGGCAAATTCGATACCGTCCTTTTCCGCTACCGACACCACGCGCACCCACTGCGTGGCCAAATCGTCTGCGTCAATGGCCCAGACCGATTCAGCCGCAGGCGTTTGGTCAAACGCGGGTGAGACCGTTACTGTTCTGCCCGCCACAGCGACGATGGCGCGGCTCTGCGCGGTGCTGTCCGGCAGGTTCACCGTCAACGCGTCCCCGGCTTTGGCTGTCGGGTCTCTATCCAGCGTTACCGCTGCTTTTGTCGCCGACGCAATGCGCCCGCCGATGGGCCGCCCGGCCCGGTTGCGGTCGGCAATCTTGATGAGGCTGCCCGGCTGCGGTATCACCCCGTCCAGTCCCACCGTGAACGCCACCGCGCCCGTTTGCATGCGTGAGGTGTACAGGTGATACAGGCCTGCCCGCTGGGCCTGACCGCGCGAGGTGCAGCCAAAGGCTACCACCTGCGTCTTGCGCACGCCCCAGCGTTTGATGCCGTCAGCGTCTTCGACCACCTCCACCTTGGCGCGGTAAAAATCGCTCGGATCGTTGTACGACACCAGTGCCACGGTTTTCAGGGTGCCCACATCCGCGCCGGTGTATTCAAACCGCCCGCCCGCCACATTGGCATTGGCGTAGGTGTACACGGGATCGGACGGCGCATCTGCCACCGCCACCACCTGCCCATTGGCCCAGTACGCCATGCCGCGAAAGACGCTCGATAAATCGTTGAGCACCCGCAGCGCGTCCGCCTGGCTTTGCAGATAGACGTTGCAGACAAAGCGCGGCTCTGTGCCGCCCTGTCCATCTGGCACCATTTGGTCGCAATACGCGCCGATTTGATACAGCGCGTAGCGGTCCACCATCGCCGCATCCAGCCGCCCGCCCAGCCCGTACAGGGCATTGGTGAGCATGTCGTAATAGACCCATGCAGGGTTGTTGCTCCAGGCGCGTTTGAACGTGCCGTCCCACACGCCCGTGTACGTACGGGCGATGGGGTCGTAATTGCCGGGTACGCGGATGATCTGCCCGCGCCAGTGGTACGCGCGGGCCGGAATGCTCTGGAACTGCTCGGCATCCACCTTGATGCCCGCGAGCGCCGTCATCGGGTGGCGAAACCTGCCGTCAATCACCTGCGCCCACGACTGCACAAAAATCCTGTCCTCAATCGCGCTGGTGGTGGCGTGCGGTGTGAGACGGCGCACGCGCAGCGTCCAACCGTTCTGTCCACCCGCAACAGCAGGCAGGTCGATGCGGTGCGTGCGCGTGTAGCCGGTGGTGGTCTTGCCGTCAAAGCTGGCCGCCAGCATTTGCTCGAATGTGCCATTGCCGGTCTTCAAATCGATGGCGTAATCCACCTTGTGGCCCACCCGGTCGCCCGCACGGCTGCCCGATTCCATCAGGCGCATCAGGCGCGGCACGTGTACGCTCACCCGCACGGCAGACAGTTCAGGATTGCTCACCGCCTGCACGAACGGCGCATCCACTTTGACCTCTGCGCCCACGTGCGTGACGCTGCTGGACACCGGAAAACCGGCAATGGCCGATTGGTCAACCGTCCCGACGCGGTAATCCACCTGCACGCGCTCAAAATTCAGGCTGCCGTCGGCATTCTGGATGGGCGTGCCGTCCAGATACACGTCGCGCAGGGGTTGGTCCGGGTGGACAGGCCCGGCCATCTCGCCATTGCCGATGACGTCCAGCACCGCCGCATACGCGGTGTTGTGCAGGGAATCGGACGCCTCTACTGGTGTGCGCGGGCTACCCCCGCCCTTGCCGCCGCCGCCCGAACCCGCAATATCCGCGCCCACGCGGATGCACTGCCCGCCCCGGCGCGGCTCGACGCTCAAGGTCATGCTCACCGCTTTTTTCACTGCTGATTCTCCGCGTACAAATCGCCCGATACCGTCACCGACCCCACCACCATTTCCCCGTACAGCACCGGCACCGGATTGCCCTGGGCGGTCACGTTGACCGGCCCGTTGAAGTGGTACGACGCCTTGTTGTCCGGCGATTGCGCCCCGGTCAGCCCTCCGGGTTGTTTGGTCAGCAATTGCGACACACCTCCCAGCACCATCGAGACGCCCACGCCAAAGGCCATCTGTCCGGCCAGACCGGAAAACACCAGGCCCTTTGCACCCAATGCCACCCCGCCGGTCATGAATGCCGCACCCACCAGCGCCGCGCCCAGAATGATTTGAAACGCCCCGCCCCGGCCCGAGCCGGTAATGACCGGCGCAATGCGGATGTCATCCCCGCCTGCGGGGGCTGCCAGCGCGTCCAGCCCGATGTTCTGCCTGCCCACGAAGACGGCGTAGCCCAGCCCCCGGTCACGGCTGCCCAGCACATACGCCTCAAACCCCGGCACCATCGCGCACAGCGCCCGCAGCGCACCGGCCGCGTCGGTGCAGACGAAGCGGTGCACCCGCCCAAACCGCGCACCCAGCGGGCCGTACAACCGAATCGTGTGCCGCCTCTCCGGGGACAAAAACAGGGGCGCGGATAACGCAACCGCATTCATGGCTACCACCAGCGGATGGCGGTCAGCGCCAACCAGATAAACACGCCTGTGGCGATGGCACGCAAGAAAAAAGCCAGCGCACGGCTGACTTCCTCGCTTGCAGGGGCTTCTATGGTTAATCCATCTTTCATGGACAGCCTCGTTCGGAAAAATTTACGGTACAATTTCATTTGCTGTTTTCTTCCTTTGCTCAAGGTCAGAAACAAAAAAGCCCTGCCAGTTAGCCGCTGGCGGGGCTTTTGCTTTGCGGGGCGGATTGCGCTACTGGCTCATCGCAACCTCCGGTGTCGCACCACCAATCGGGTAATGTCCTGCCGGTACCCTGCGTACAGCACCCGCTCGGACAAACGCGGCATGGCATGGTGCAGCATGGCACCGGCAACAGGGTGCAGGTCAGGCTGGGTACGCAAAACGGCATCCCCCAGATACACCCCCGCATGATTGGTGCGCTCGCTGCGGTATTGCATCAGCAGCACGTCGCCGTAGCGAGGTGTGTCACGCGCTTGCGCTTGCACCGGCACGAACCCGGCAGCCTCAAAATTGTCCAGATACAACTCCGGCGCATCGGGCAGCGCCCACCAATCATCAGGCCGCTCAAAGTCGGGCAGCTCAATATTCAACTCGCGGACGTAAAAATCACGCACCAGCCCGTAGCAGTCCAGCGTGCCGTGGTGGAAACTGCGCCCGACCAGAGGGGGTGCGTAACCTGACGGCGCGAACGCATGCCAGCCGCGCGCCGTGGGCGCATCCTGCCCGGCGTCTCGCCCAACCGCCACGATGTGCCAGGGCAGCCCGGTAGCCTCGCACGAAACCCTGTCCGCCTCGGACGGTTGTGCGTCACGGTCGATATGGGAGTGCACCAACGCCAGCACCTGGCCGCGCTCTTCGGCTGCGGCGTAGTCTTCGGCGGGCAGCCTGAAATCGCGCCCGTCATCGGCCAGGTTGCGGCATGGGATGTACTGCGGCTTGTTGCCCACGGCCACCACCAGCCCGCAAGCCTCGCGCGGCCAGTCCGACAGCGCATGACGCTCAATCACACGACGCAGGGAAGGGGAGAGTTTCATGGTATAAAACACTTGACAAATAGCGCATTAAGCGCTAATATTCAATGCATGGACGGTGCGCTTTGGCGCTGTCCCAAACCCGAAAAGGAAGCTGAGATGAACGCGAACGAGAAAAAAACAGATGCAGAAATCGCCAAATTGATGGCAGAAACAGCCAAACTCATGGCTGAAACGCGGTGGTATCCCATGGTTGTTGCAGTCGCATTTGTGGGTGCCATCATTGCCTTGACCAAACTGTTCCTCTAACTCTTCAAACGCAGTTGCCCCGCTGTCTGCGGGGCAATTCCAGCATGACCTATCACCCTCCCAGCGCTGCCCAGCTCCAAGCCTTGAAAAACCGTCTGGGCTACACCGGCAAACAAATGGCGGCGTTGGCCTGTGTCGGCGAACAGCACTGGCGCAAATACACCGGCGGGGCGCAGCCCAAAAGCATGCCCTATGCCAACCTCTTTCACCTGGCCGCCCAACTGGCACTGACACCAGACGAACTGGAACGGGTATACGCCTGCATGCAGACGGTTGGCGGGCGGGTGGAAAAGTCCTGCCCCATCGTCTGACAGAGAAAAGCTAACGCACCCTGTCCGCGCTGGCAAAGCCACCGTAAGGCAGTTCCCCATGCGCACCAAAGCGCAGCTTGCAGTGTGACAACAGCCCGCTGCACGCATCCAGCGCAGGGTCAGTCACCGGCTGGCCCTTGCGGTCAAACATGCTTGCTCCGGTATACCCGCAGCATGCGCCGCGATACCCGCCCAGCGGCGCATCCAGCACCAGCCAGCCGCACAGGTTCGCCAGTATCTGGCGGGTCGGCAACTGCACCCCGTCCACCTGCAGGGGCGAAGCCAGCACGAACGTCACGGATTCGGGCGTCTCGGATTGCTTCTGGCTGACAATCCAGCGCTCATCAGGCAAGTGCTCGTTCGGGTCGGCGCTGGGATTGCCACCCACGAAATTGACCGCATCCAGATATTTCGCAAACGTGCGGCGGCGCGTCAGCACCGCCCCGCGCAAATCCTCCAGCGCCAGACACAGCGCCGATACCACGCCGGGTATCGGGTTGCCGTCGGCATCCTGCCCGATATTGCCGACGGTCAATGTCGGATTGGGTTGCTGACCGTCGCCGGTGCGTTCAAAATCCCGCGCCTCGATGGCCCACGGGTGGTACGCTTGGCCCTGCCACACAATGATGCCGTCGTTGTGGTTGTGGTAGCGCTCGACGCCGCTGTTGAGCACCTGACAGTCCAGTTCATACAGCGTCACCAGATTGCCAGCGACGAGCTTTTGGATATCTTCAAAAACCGTAGTGCCGCCGTTTGCGCCGGAACCAAAATAACCGGGTTCGAGATAGCCGTTGGCGACGTAGGCGTTATCGCTCATGGCGCAAACCTCTGTGTGAACGTGGTGGACAATACGTACCAGTCCTTCCCCTTGGCCTGCACCTTGATGCTGGCCGCCTCATACAGCCCCTGCACGCCCAAAGGCGGCGTCCACCGAAACGGTTTCATACCACCATGCGCCCGCAAAAAATCCCGAATCTCGGTAATGTGGGCCGCGCTGCCCACAAACTGCACGGGCCAGGACTGCACTGTGTTGTTGATACCGTCGCCCGCCGTTTGTTTGTAGCCGTCGCCAAACTGCGCGGTCAGTACCCGGAAGTGCTCCTCGCCCGTGGTATCGCTGGCCGCAGGCCAGGTGAAGGTCTGGGTGTCGCTCATGCCAGCGCTCCCTGCCGCGCCTGCCAGGCCAGACCGCCGGGCCGCTGCGACTTCATTTCATACTCGCGCATCTTACGGTCCACATACCTGCCAATGTCATTTCCAAATTGTTCCCATCCTGGCGTTGCCTGCGTTTGCCTGCCTGATTCAGTGATATTCACGGTGACAGTGACCCCCGCTGCGGTCCCGCTGCGAACAGGCGGTGGCAGTGCCGCGCGGCCTGCCATGCCGCCCGCCGCATGGCCTGAACCGCGTATCGCCCGGCGCAGCGCGTTAAACCCCGCCTCGCCGCCAATGGCGCGAATCTCGTCCTGATTCAATACGCCTTCGCCGCGATGGACAATACCGGCGGGTTCAAACCGCCCGCCGTCGCCGGTGTAGCCACCTGAAGACAGTCCGCGAGCAGGAAATGTCCAGTCCATGCCGGGCGTCACACCAGCGGGCGGGGAGGTCGCGCCACCCGATCCAGCACCCAGCCATCCACCAAACGCCCGTGCCAGCGGCCCCGTCACCGACTGCTGGATGGCGATGCGTATCATGTCCTGAATGATGGAATCGGCCAGGCTTTTAAAATCCATCTTGCCGGTGGCAACGAACTCGGCCAGTGCATCCTCCATGCCTTTAAAAGCGTTTTTCACCGCATCACCGACCTGCGCATACAGATTCTGCGATTCATCGGCGTAGTCTTTCAGCGCCTTCACCGCGCCCTGCTTCCAATCCTGCTGAATCGCCAGCTTGTCATCGTGAAACTGGCGCACCATCGCCAACTCTTCCTGCAACGATGCCTGAATCTGCGCCAGTTCGGTGTCTGACAACCCATGCGCCGAATTGCGCCGCGCCTCTATCAGGCGGCGGTAGTGGTCTTCGGTCTTGGCCAGATCGGCATTGAGCGCCCGCACGTTTTCGCCCTCGCCAAACGCGGCAAGTTCGCGCATGAACTGCATCTGCGTAGTGGCCTGCTGCTCGCGCAGGTCTTTGAGCACGCGTTCGGTTTCAATCTGCTGCTGCAACGTGTCCAGCTTTTGTGCTTCCTGCAATACCGCTTGCTGCCTGTCACCCAAATCCAATGCGCCCGATTGCACGCGGGCCAGCATCTGTTCGTATTCGGTCGTCTTGCCCAGCAGCGCAATACGCTCGCGCAAGTTCTGAAGGGTGTCAGCCCCCGTGTCTTTTTCCGGCTTGGTCTGCGCATTGGCTCGGTCTATCACGTCGGCATATTCGCGCACCTGCGCCAAATCCCCCGGGGAAAACACTAACTTGCCCTTTGCTACCAGCGCCTCCAACTGCTCGCGCTGGGTTGTCAGCCCCGCCAGCAGGGCGCGGTCAGACAGGCGCTCAAGATAACTTTTGGCCGCCTCACTGCTTTGCATCAGTGCCTTTTGCTGCGCACTGCCTGCCGATGTTGCTGCTGCGGCCAGGCGCTCATTTTCGGCTGCCAACTCGGCCTGCCGTTTGCGCAAATCGTTTGCCGCCGCCTGCGCCTCTATCATCGCCAGCGCCGCACGGCGATATCCCTGCCCGACATCAGCAGCCACCTTGCCCTGCGCCACCCACGCATCCAGCAACTTGCCCAGTTCATCCTGTAATTGATGGGACGACAGGCGGGCATCCCCCAGCAGCGCCTGCGTTTGCAGCGCCAACTCGGCCATCGTATGAAACACCCCGTCCCGGCCCGCGCCCCTGACCGGCAGTTGATTGACAAAGCCCCAAGCCGCATCTTTGGCCTGCCTGGCCTTATCGCGCTGCTGTTCACCCAGCGCCCGAATCGCCTCTTCGCGCTGCATGGAACCCAGCTCGCGGAACCTGGCGATCGCGCTGTCCAATGCCCCGGACAGACCCTCCAAATCCACTTTGGTTTTTTCGGACGCTGAAGAAAACGCCGCAAATGCGCTGGCCGCCATACCCGCCGCAATCGCAATCCCCATCGGCCCGCCCAACACCGCCAGCAACCCCCGGCCTGCCACCGCTGTTGCCGCCTGCGCCGCCGCCAGTTTTTGGGTTGCCTTTTCATGCGCCAGCACTGCGGCGCTCACCTGCGCATGGCTGGCCGTCAAGCCCTGCATGACTGTAACCTGCGCCAGCGTCGCCTTGGTCTGCGCTGCTTGCGCCCGCGCCAGCGCAAGCTCATCCGTGGCGGTTTTACGCGCCTGTGCGCCCTTGATGGCCGTCTGTGCCGACGCAAACGCCATCCCGCCCGCATAGCGCGTCAACCCGAATCCTGCTCCCACGAGAGCCGCGTTCAGTATCGTGTCGATGTTCTTGCCCAGCACCTCGATACCCGCCGCCAGCGTCGCGGTGACTTGATTGGCCTCGTTGTGCTTGCCGACGTACTCGCCAAACGCATTACCCACATTGGTCAGCGCATCGCGCACCGTCGTGGGCATGTCGGCGACTTTTTTCATGATGGCCTCATACCGCCCGCCCAGCGCGTCCACCAGCATCTGGATGGACAGCTTGCCTTCCGCCCCCAGCTTGCGGATTTCCTCGGCTGACTTGCCGGTATGTTCCGCAATCTCGTCTATCAGGCTGGGCATGGTGCTGGAAATCGTCATCCAATTGAGCACGTCCATCCGGCCCTTTTGCATGGACAGCGTCAGCGCCCGCATGGCCGAGGCTGCCCGCTCGCCGCTGGCCGCATTGACCACCAGCAGGCCGGAAAACGCATCCACCACGTCCATGCTTTTTTCCAGCGACGCGCCCATGCTGCGGTAGGTCTCGTTGGCGCTGGCGAGCATGCGGGCCTGGACGGTGTTGTATTCCTCGACGCTCTGCGTTGCCATGCGGATGCGGCTGGCGTACTGGCCCCATTCGTCGGCGATGTCGATGACGCGCATGGTAGAGAGGCTGCCCAGCGCCGCAATCAACCCACGGCGCAGCGCCGCCGCAGCCGC